TCTCATTCATTTTATAATTAAGATGAGAAATTAACAGAGTACTAGAAACAATTAGAAGAGTTTCGATCATTGTGGTGATCCTCCTACTTCTTCATAACAACACTCGCAAAGACAGCTAAAAGTTTTATCTTTGGTATCAGGTAAGAGATAATCTGAATCCCAAAACAAGTCATAAGTGCTGTCTATAAAGGTACATTTTTCACAAGTATTTAGTTCTAATTTCTCTTGATTTAAAGTATAAAATCTTTTTTCTTGAGACTTTAGTTCATCATACTTGTTATAAAGAATGGATTTTAAATTCAAGGGTTTAAGGTCACTTGAATTAACCAGCTCGTACGTCTCTTTATTCGGCCATTGTTCGGTACTCATTATTTAATCTCCTTAATAGAGATTGTTTTTAATGAATCAGGCTCATTAATAACAACTGATTTCTTAGCGCCTTTGATGTCTCGTGTATTTGTTTCGAGTTCATCAGGCCAAAACTCAGAGTTAACTTCATCAATTAGTTTTGAAAGTTTCATTAGAAAACCTTTGGTTGTGTTTAGTGGACATTATCAAATGATAATATCTATTAGTATTATAAGCATATCAATTCCACTTAGGAAAGTATTAGTTTACATTAATTAATAAAAATAAAATCGAACAGATCGAGAGAGAGAGAAAGAGAGAAAAGTTTGAGCGGCTCCCGTCTCGCTTCGAGATTGTTGATACTGGACTGTTAAACCAGCTTCAAAGCTAGTCATAGCAATAGATTACAGCCAATAAAAAATATATTTAGAGCTATCAAAGTATAAAATTATACAAAAAAAGTCCTTATTTAGGTTTTTAGACACCCCATACAGGGGAAATTGGCCGCCGACCCCTATCGTTATGCCTTCAGAAATTTATAACAAAAATTATCGACACCTAAAACCTTGGGTGAATAGCAATAATACTAATCTCTTCTAACAACTCATTATCTAATATCCATTCACTCTCTATAGCTCTAATATTACACACAGCATTGAACGCTTTCTCATTACTATCTAGATCAGCACCTATAGGAACATCTAATAGCAACACATCTAATCTCTTATAGACTTCTACCAGTGTTTGTCTTATAACTTTTCTATAATTCTTGTTTTTTCTTCTCATAATCAGATAAGATAATGTGTTATGCGGCTGTGGCGGAATTGGTAGACGCACTTGTTTTAGGCACAAGCGGAGCAATCCATGAAGGTTCAAGTCCTTTCAGCCGCATTATGATAAACATAGACAGCTTAGACATCATGGTCTCCACCCTATATAAGAGGGCTATTGCATACATAACAATTCATAGTATTAAGACGGTTAAACGGCTAAGGGTTGCCTTGATTAGGTCTTTAGACGTTTAGTGGTAAAGGACGCTCGCTTCGCTCGCTTAGAAATACTGGGATCTCAGCCCTTGATTGAGGCACTTTGAGAGAGGTTTATACATTCAGGGGACGCTCAAAAACCTGATGTAATGGGGGTTATGTGAGGAAACAATAAGGAAAGACCCCTAGAATCACAAGGGGTCAATCTCACCGCATATCCACACAGGGACGCACCACTTTCCCTGCTTACATATTGGTAATGAATTTTATCTACCTCTAGACCAATCATAGACAGTGTTTGTAGGGAATCTCTTATCTATAAAAGAACCCCCTTTAACTAAGACATCACAAGCGGCATGAGGATGGTCTGTGAAGGCTTGTTCCATCGCTTTCCACTCTTCATGCCTACGCTCGGCTGAAGCCTTGGCTGCGCTGATTGCAACGGCATCTGTGAACCATTTGACACCCTGAGCTAAGGCATCAGCTCGGTCATCATGTTTAAGACAACCAGCCATCTTTCTAAGTCTAGACATTTGATATCCCAACATATACTCCAATCGTTTTTCAGGAGGTTCATTAGGGTTACTGTGATAGTCATATTCCCAGACCTTTGGATCAACAATAAGTTTGTGTTGATTCATTACTGGTTCAAGAGTATCTATTATTCTATTTTCTTTTCTTGTTGTAGCTCGAACCCCATCTAAGGTTGCTTTTAACTGTTGTTGTGCAGCGTGTCGTTTAAGTAACTCAGTCACCATACCATCGCCGAAGTTCTCTTCTATTACTAATCTTGTTGCCTTATATCTTTTGGCAAGACGAATAATACCAGATAGTGTTTCGTCGGTGTAACCTTGTCTCCACGCTTTGATGTCCCTAACGAAAATGTATCCATTAGCTTGAGAAAGGATGACGGCGCAAGTTTCATCAGCTCCACGTCCTGATGTGTCGAGCGATAAAATCGTCTCAGAGTATGGTATTGCCGCCGTGTCCATGTGCATGGGCATGTAGTAGCGGTCATTAGGTAGCCCCACAGCAACCAGTTCCTTAAGCATGTAGCGAGGATCGGCACTCCAAACATACCGTTCAGCACATTCTTCTCCTAAAGGTGTAACTATTAGATCTTGGAATTTAAGTGGATATTGTTCAGCATCAGACAGACTTGTATCTAACTGGAACTGAAGCATGAAGTTAGATCTACCCATAGACACTTCACGTTCAGCAAGGTCTATATCTGTAAATCTTGTATCTGTTGGATCTCCCGCTTTAGCTCCATTTTTTATATCTTCTACGAGTTGAGGAGCAAGCAAACCTTCGTAGTTTTCAGGTTTATCTGGGTATCTAGATGTCCAAACAAAGGGCTTGTAGCCCCTCTCAGAGAGCTTCCTATACACAGTAAAGGTACTTTGAGGTGTTCCTAAGAACAAAATACGAGAATCATCTTTAGGAGTGATAATCGCCTCAGACTCAGTAATTAGCTGTAAGAGTTTCTCCCTTTGAACGTCAGTTGCAGAATTATTAACTACCTCTACGTCATCGAATATTAGGTTATCAGCTCTTCCCCCTGTCAGCTGCGAGCCTATCCCCTTCGAGGATACACTTGGCTGTTGATGGGGCTTTGCATTGCCTACATCGAAGCTGATCCTCGACCATCTCTGATCGTCGGATCTCGGTCTCATGTGTTTCAGCCATTCAATATCTAAGATAAGTTTTTGACAAAAGATGGAAAAGTTATCAGCTCTCTCTTTACTTGCAGAGATAACCATAACTTTTTTATCTCCATCTTTATATAGAACCCAGAGAACATAAGCAGCCGTTATCCAACTCTTACCTACTCCACGAAAAGCCTGTATCTGAATACGTTTTCCTCCATGTTGAAGGTAATCAGCGATAGCAAACTGCGCTCTGGTTGGTGTTGGAAGGTTTAACTCCCTCCAAATCAGTGTTAAAAACACCTTAAAATCAGAACGTATGGTCTGATCGACTAAATATTCTTTATTCTTCATGTTGACAAGTGGAAATGAATGTGCTATAATCGTAGTGATGGGCTAAATAAACGCTCATCAAGTACACTAAACACAAAATGTATTATGACTACTAAAGTTGAAACTTTAAAACTTGCTATTTGTGTCTTTGGGCATGGCGGTACTATTCAAGTCTGGGCATCAGGCACAGAAGAGAATATTATTCTTGCTACCAAAGCAGCAAAGAAAGCTAAACGGGATTATAAAATTGAAAAAGGTTTTGTAATGCCTGTAAATATTTTTGATATTACCGAATCCGAAAGATGGGCATACAACGGTTACACGATTGTAAACCCTGATATCGTAGATAAGGAATCCGAAGAGTATAAAGAAGACATCTTTAACGAATATAGAGGAGCTAAAAAACTTCCCTATATTGAATGTTTAGAAGTAGTTCTTTAACGTCTAATTTCCATATCAAACAAGCCGTCCACTTCGGACGGTTTTTTTGTGAGTACTATTTTATGTTTTTCATCTTCATCTAAAGCTTTGTGGTAGTTAGCTATAGCATCATCTACGTTTAATTTAGTTTTAGTTTCAAGGTACTTTTCCTCGAAGTCGAAAAGGTAAGCCTTTAAGATCCAAGCTATAGGAGCTGGGAAGATCTTATTAAGGATCTTACCCAGTTTTTTAAATGTTGATGTCTTAAAAACTACCTCGTAGTTATTTTCTTCTATTAGCTACTTGCTCCGCCTGTTGAAGATGCACCTGTAACTCTGTTACGAGCTACACAAGCATCAAGGATAACTAGCACATCTTTTACTGTGCTTGATGTTGTAATAGCTGCTAAAGCTGTATCGGCTGTAGCGTCTATGCCGATAGTTCCATAACCACGGCTTGTAATTGTTGCTGCTCTTGCCATTTTAAGTCTTGTAATAATAAAAATTGTTCAACGGGTAATGACCCTTTTGCTTGGTTGCATGTCTTACATGCGGTCACACAATTATGTGAATTAGTTTCTCCACCCTTACATCGAGGGCGGACGTGATCTATTGTCAGTTCTTCGTTTGACCCACAATAAACACATTTGTTTCCATCTCGGAGTTTAATATGCGACTTCCAAATCCTCTTTGCATCTGATGAGCGTAGAGTAATAAGGTTTGCCATAAAATCTCCAGACTTAAACATAGGTTCATTTACTTCAATGTTGATTTACCGTTCTTTCCATTTCTGCCACGGTTCTTAGTTACACTTTCTCGAACTAACCCGCCTTTCTTGGTATGACTTAGATCACCTCCACCTTTACCAGCTATTCCACGACGGCGACGCTCCGACCATCTTTTAGAATCCTCTTTCTTTAACCTGTCTTTTTTTGCACCGCTGGCTAAAGAACCTTTTTCCTTCTTACGGTATAGGCGATCATATTCTTTCTTTTTATCTGCTGAAGCTTTGTTCTTCTTATAAAATTTTGATGATGAGGAAGTCATTTCATATGCCTTTTAACATCGTTAAAGTCAAGCTCAGGAATTATCCCAGCTAATCCAGCAAGGGGACTATCTTCGGAAGCGACACCTGTAATGTCATTTGCTTTTAACCAATCACAAGCTGCTTTTAAATCTGCTGTTGTGGCTTCCCCTGATTTAATACGACCTAAAAATTCCTGAGTAACGAGATTATGTAAATTTTCAAAATCTCCTTCTTTAGCTCTCTCAGTCATTATTCGATTCCTAACCCTTTTTTAACTATTGCAAGGGCTTGATCGTCTAGCTTATTGTCACTTTGCTGTACTAATTTTTCTAATAATTGAACAACAAATACTTTAAACTTCTCACTTTTTAAAGAAGTTAAAACGATTGGTTTTAGAAGTGCTAACATTTTCTTTCTTAATTAATGATTGAATTGGAACGACATCACTACACATGTGAGCCACTCTTGAGTTTGGTATGAAGGTAAAACCCTTCTGCATTATTTCTGTACATTTCAGCGCACGAACAAGCTCGTAGTCGAGCCGCATCTTCTCTTCATGGCGTTTCGCTATGTCTAAACATTGGTTGTAGCCACGTTTAGATAATGGAATATTGAAATTTAATTGAAAACCCCAGTTTTGATTAATGTTGTAACCATCTTCAACTTCTGGTTTTGTATCGTTACCCATATAAAATGGGCTGAATGTCAAAGTACTTCCATTACACGAAATCCCTTGCGAATACTGCTGTCTCGAGGAAGCTCCATTGTTCTGAAATTGCACTGCCTGATTTGTGACATTTCCAGTAGCTGCGGCCACGGGGTTAGATTTATTTACCGTGTCTCCTTCTGCAAAAACAGGATTACCTATTGCGAGAAGACAGACAAGGAGTTTGTAGTGGAGTTTATTGTGTAATTTCTCGTGTAATCTCGCTGCTCCACTAGACCAGCCGATCTTGTTATAACCTCTAAAGAGAAAGGATTGGCTGCATTTGTTACCGAGAATGTTGTACCACTTCCAGCTATATCCGCTGAAGGGGTTACATTTGTTCCAGACCAAGAATTTACGGAAGATCCAAATACTTGAACCTGTTCTGTCTCCACTATGGTCTGGGTTGTTGTGGTCGTTGAGTTCAGTGACCCCGTTGTAAATTGTGGGGTTACAGTGTTTGCTCTTGCGACTGTGGGTGACAACAGAGCTAAGAGGATTATCCATTTTTTCATGTTTTTACTGCTTCAGGTTTTTTTGCCATAGGACAAACTGGAGGCTTACTTGATCCTTTACCATTATTTGTCTGTAAGCCAAACGAATAAAGGGCTGACCCAAATATCGAAGCCACGAAGGTTATATCCGTATTTGCGGTTTTTTTTATCATTGGTAACTCAATATAATTAAGTGTAATAATAAATCCGCTCCACACTACAACCCCTAGCCTGACTAGAGTTCCAAGGATTTCTAATGTATGCTCTTTCTCTTCAGCCGCATCTTTAAGCTTCCCTAATATTCCCTTTTTCTTTTCTTCCACTTATTTTTTTAATGAGTGTTTTTAGTATTGGTTTCATAGCAGTAACAGCCCATTTAAAGGCTGCTGTAGCTGTGAGCGTGGCTGCTACTGAAACGACTGCTGTACTAGAAGCCGTTATTAATATTGCATTTTCAGGCAAAGGTACTTTGAAATTCAATATCGGAATTTCTACGTTTCTTATGCCTGTTTCTGCGGTA